GAGTACCCGCACTTTTGTTACTTAAAGAAAATTATAAAGTTATTTATGGAGATGATATATATAGATATTTGAAACCACAAGTTACTCAACAAATTCAACAAGCCACAAAAAATAATATGGAACCTGTAAACTTTCAAGATGGATTTGGTGGATTTAGTAGTGGCGGAATTGTTTCTGATATGTTTAGTTTTTTAGATCAGTCAGATGATGAATTAAGTGTGAAAGGAGATGGAGGATTAAGGCAAATACATAATTATGTTACATTAAGTGAGTCGATGAATACAAATATGAATTTACCGCAAGATGATTTTGAATATAAAAATGATAAACTTAAGGAAGGCGAGATGAGTGTTGAATCATTGCAACGGCGAAGAGAAGAAGAATTATCTAATATCAGTTATAAATAAATAATTTAAAAAATAATTAGATAAATAAAATAATAATTTAAAGAAAAATATATATATTTAAATATACACAATGACAACTAATTTTGTAACTATTTTTAATGATCATTTTAATGAATTTGTAAATGATATTCAAAGTGTATTTCCAGATGATACTGATATTTTAACAGCAAAAAATGCTCTTTTAGCAATTAGAAAGGCAAATCCAAAGTTAATTGTTCGAATTTGGGTTAAATATGTATATAATCCTTATAAAGAACAAATTGAAGCGGGTAATATTACATTTTTTCTTACAAAAGACTACGCAAATGATTTAGCTAGAAACGATAATTCTGATAAAATTATGGAATCAATAGATAGACTACGAAGTCCGATTAAAAATATGTCGCCTGAAAATCAAGCTAAAACAATGAAATACATTCAAAATCTATCAAAATTAGCTATATTGGTTCCACAATAAAAAAATTGAATTTAAATTATATATAAAAAAGTATTTATATATAATAATATTTATAATGCCAAATATGATTAAGCTTTATTGCAAGATTCCGAATACGGAAATAACGCGAATATTTAATATAAGAGATGATTTAACTATATCAGAATTATTACATTATATAAATACAAAGGCGCGTTTAAAACTAAGTATACCATCTCGTTATACTATTGAAGTAGTTGATGTAGAAATGGGTGAAACGGGATATAAAATAGCAAATAGTAATGTAGAAACAATACGTGAAAGATATAGAAATCACTTATTTAATAATTGCTTAGCGTATTATGTTCGTATAATTGACAACTCAACTGAGAGTTGGGGATAGCTAGCTTATAAAACCCGGGTTTTACATACAAAACCGGACTTTTGTCTGTTCCATAAATAAAACTAAATAATACATTTTTTCTTTAAGTAGTTTTAATATATTATATTGGATTCACAAATTTTTCAGAAAGTCGGGGCCAGAAATGAAAATGGACATTTATAAATGTCCAAAATTGAAAACCTAAAAGACTTTTATGAAAAAACGCACGCAAATCACTTTGTGACGATAATGCTCTCATTTTCATTTTGATGTTGATTTTTTTGTTACGATAAATTTTTATATGTTTTATTAAAAATATTTAGAAATAAAGTATTATTCTAAAATATGACAACAAATGACAACGAAAATTATGCTTTTTTATGCTCCAATTATTATTGTGAAAAATGTGACTATATAACGAGTAAAAAAAGCAGTTATAAAAATCATTGCCACAGCAAAAAACATAAAAACAACGAAAACAACGAAAATTATGCTAAATTATGCTCGCCAAAATATCACTGCGATAACTGTGAGAAAAAATATAATGATAGAGCTGGATTATGGCGACACAAAAAAAAATGTATAACTGAAAATATACAATACATCGACGGAATCAATATAAACGATAAAAATGCTTTGGTTATTCATCTCTTGAAACAAAACACTGAACTTCAACATAAAATTATTGATATGGCTTCTAAATCAACAGTGACTAACAATACAAATAATAGTCATAACACAACTAACAATACATTCAATCTTAATGTATTTTTAAATGAAACTTGTAAAGACGCAATGAATATAAGTGATTTTGTTAGTTCAATTAAGATGGAACTTGACGATTTAGAACATGTTGGTAGAACCGGATATATACAAGGAATATCTAATATACTTATTAAAAATCTCAACAATATTGAACAACATTTGAGACCACTTCATTGTAGTGATTTTAAACGTGAAATATTATATATAAAAGATAACAATAAATGGACAAAAGATACTGAAAATAAACCTATTTTAACAAATGCAATTAAGCTTATTGCAAACCAAAATATAAAACAAATCAATAAATGGGTTCAACAATATCCAGATTGTGTCAAATCCCATTCAAAGAAAAACGATTTATATTTGAAAATTGTTAGTAACTCAATGAATGGATCAACCAAGGAAGAAAGTGATAAAAATATTAATAAAATTATTTCAAATGTTGCTAAGAATGTTATAATAAATAAATAAATATTTTTTTTAAGTATTTAATATATTTAATTAGTTTGATTTAAATATATTTCTTTTATTATGTTTATACGAATGACTGAAAAAATAAATAATATTGAAGACTTAAATCCACCAGATGAGTTTTATAAAATTATTAACGATTTCATTATTGATATTTTAATTACTTTTCCGGAATACTCAGGTATTGTTTCAAGATGGTGGAATAATTTAGATGACGAAGATACAAAAAAAAAAGAGACATTAGTTGTTTTTAGGCATTGTATTAAAGTATTTCCTGAACGTTTTTTCGATATTTTATATAAAAATGTTGAACTTTTTTCAGAGGAAACAGAACACAATACTGAATTTTTACCCGGTATTGTATTTAAGCAACTTTGGAATCTCAATATTAGTGATAATACAAAAGATACAATTTGGAAATATTTACAACTTATATTATTTTCTGTTATAGGAACAGTACATAACAGCTCAGAATTAGGCGATACGGCAAAATTATTTGAAGTTATTGATGAAGAAGAACTTAAGAAAAAATTAGAAGAAACTTTAGAGGGTATGCAAAATATATTTAATAATAACAATCTTTTTGAAAATAATTCTGACAATTCTTCTGAAAATTCTTCTGAAAATTATACAGATTCTTCATTTAATGGAATTAATATGGAAAATATGCCAAATGCAGAACAACTTCACGAACATATTAATTCAATGATGGAAGGCAAATTAGGCAAATTAGCATTAGAATTAGCTCAAGAAACAGCAGAAGATTTAAATTTAAATATGAATGAAACTGGAGATGCTAAAGATGTTTTTCAAAAACTATTTAAAAATCCAGGCAAAATGATGAATATGGTTAAGAATATTGGAAACAAAATTGATACAAAACTAAAGTCAGGTGAAATTAAAGAGTCTGAATTAATGGAAGAAGGTATGGAATTACTTAATAAAATGAAAACTATGCCAGGAATGGGCGATATGCAAAAAATGTTTTCACAAATGGGAATTCCTGGTTTAGGTAAAGGAGCAAAAGTAAATATGGGAGCAATGGAAGCACAATTAAACAAAAATATGAAAATGGCAAAAATGAAAGAAAGACTTAAAGCAAAACAAGAACAAAAACAAGAGCAAGCACTTAAACAAGACCAACTCCAAGAAATAAAACAAGAACAACAAATTCCTGTTACAGAAGAAGAATTAATAAAAATATTTAGCACTGGAGAAAAAGTAGAAAAAACACCTAGAGGAACAAAACCACCACAAGAAGGAACAAAACCACAACAAGAAGGAACAAAACCACCACAAGAAGGACAAATAAATGAAAAAAAAGGTAAAAAATGTAAAAAAGGAAAGAAATAATTAACAAACAAATATAAGTTTTTTAAAATTCTATATAATATATAATGACAACTCCATTTTGGTCCAATGATCCCACAATATTATTTAATAAAGAAAGCCTTTTAGAAATTTGGCCTAAACAACATATGACTTTTGAAAGTAAATTGAACGCAATAAGTAGGCTAGTAATTATTATGACAATTTTAGGATTTATTTTCACAAGAAATTTTAATTTAATTATCATTGGAATACTTACATTAGCAATACTATATACATTATATAAATTGAGAAAACAACAACTTGTTAGTACATTAACAAAGAAAGAAGGTTTTTCAGTAAATTCATCTATGCAACCCTCAGAATTGTCTTCAAGTAAAATGTTAACAGATCCAGTTTCATTAGAAAGCGTATTAAGAAGTAATTTTCATCCGACCACTAAGAAAAATCCATTTGGAAATGTTTTATTAACTGACATCGGCGATACACCTGATAGAAGAGCTGCGGCGCCAAGTTTTAATCCAGTTGTGTATGATGAGATTGATACAGCGGTTAAAAAACAAACGCAAATGTTGAATCCAAGTATCATTAATACTAACAAACAATTATACGGAGATTTAAAATCAAATTATGATTTAGATAAATCGATGATGCGATTTTATTCTACACCTAATACGCGTGTTGCAAATGACGCTAATGCCTATGCAATGTACCTTTACGGAAATATGCCATCAGGTAAAAGCTCAGGTCCAGACGGAACCTTAGCTAGAGTTCAGGATAATTTTCAATGGATAAATCCTTAGAGCATTAATCGTAACAATTTATTTTTTCTTTCTTTTCATTATAAACCCATATTTCATATTTATAACCTAAATCTTTAGCCGCTTGTTGTTTTAAATATATATTATGTTTATTTTTTTCAGCTGTCCAAATAGATTTAACTTCAATACAACGATTTTGTGTTGGTATAAATATATCTACAAAATGTCTATGATTTTTGCCATTATTATCAAAATACCAAATACTTGGAACATTTTTTGCTCCTATTATAATATCATTTTCATTAATATATTCATTATTAATAAGTTCATCTAATGCGAAATGCTCATAACCTTGTATATGTTCGATTCTACCAGAAGAAAATATATATTGTTTAGTTCTAAAACAACTTTTAATATTTTTATCCAATACTTCTGGATGTTGAATAGGATATTCTACTCCATATCTTTTTAAAGATGTTTCAATTCTTTTCCTTTTAACATCTTCGTTTTGTATAGGATATTCTACTCCATATCTTTTTAAAGATGTTTCAATTCTTTTCCTTTTAACATCTTCGTTTTGTGAAATAAATTGAACACCATATTTTTTAAAAATTGTAGTTTTATATTTTTGTTTATAGTTGTCACTTTGTGAAAAGTGTTCAACACCATATTTTTCTAAACATGTATTTTTATATTTTTCTCTAATGTATTCATTTTGAGAAGCATTTTTAACCCCATATCGTTCAATACATGTTTCTTTAATTTTATCCTTAACTTGTTCGCTTTGAAATGAATATTCAACACCATATTTTTCTAAACAGGTTTGTTTTGTTTTTTCTTTTACTTGTTCGGCATTTCTATGATGTTCTACTCCAAATTTTTCTAAACATGTATTTTTTTTTTTAATTTGTTTAATTTGTTCTGCACATAACTTACAATACACGCCTGTTTTTTCAATCTCACGAAAAACTTTCTCCACATGTAAATTACAATGTTGTGTTTGACATTTCGCATTAATTATACTTTTTTTTGTTAGTTTAATATTACTGTGATCATTAACAAGGATTATGTTATTTTCTTTACAATAATTTATAAGTTTATCGTATGTGAATTTATTTGGATTTGTTTTATCTTTTATAAAATCTAATTGCAAGATATTTTCAGAACCATATTTTTTCAAAAATGTATTTTTCATTTTTTCAACTGAAATGATTTTTATACAATTACTACAATAAGCTCCTGAACCTATTAGATTTTCAAATTTTTTTTCAAAATTATATTTACAATTTTCATAAATACAATTTCCCTTTATAATAATATTTTTTGTTAAATTTGAATTACTATAAGTTTCTATTAATGTAATAGAATTTTCATAACAATACTTATTTAACCGCTCTAAATTATACTTTTTGTTAATTGTCATTATACTCTATATATAGAATATATCTTTAAATCAATTTAAAAACATATTAATATAGTTAATTAGAATGGAATACTCTAAATTTGAATGCGAAAAATGTCAGTTCAAGTGTGGATTTATATCACACTGGAATGATCATATTAATTCAAAGAAACATACAGGAGAAAAGCGTAAAGAAAGATGTGATAAGATATTAAGCAAAAAATGTGATCTGTGTGATTATATACCAACAAAAACTACAAATCTAAAATTACATTATTTAAACAAGCACGCAACAAAAGAAGAAAGACAAAAAGATTTTACATTTTATTGTGATAAATGTGATTTTGGTTGTTTAGTTGAAGTGTTATTTACGAGACATTTAGAAACAAAAAAACACATTAATATCCATATTTGAAACAAAAAACATTATTATATTTAAATTAAGAAAAATATTATAATATTATATATAAAATGGCTTATGTATCAGATTTTACATTTAATGGAATGTCTAGAATAGGAAATGATAGTTGTTCTCAAGATATAAATTCAATTCAAAACTCTCAAGCATGTAGTTATACTCTTCAAAACTATTTTGCTCAAGATTGTGATATGAAAAAAGCAACCGCTTTAGCAACTACACAACCTGGTATTAATTATGCTGGTGGTTTTGGAATGGGTGCTGGCGGATGTAATGTGGATAATAGTTCAAAATTGTTAATTGGTGGAATTCAAACAAATCCAAAATCAAGAATTGATTTATTTGGACGCCCATTTGCTACGGTGCCATTTTTAGGAAGAGGTTCAGTTGATCCAATATTAGAATCCCAAATACAACAAGGAGAAGGTATAACTAACAAACGTAGCGTAACCAGGTTAACAGAAAAAAGTTATTTAAAATACAACACAACACCTTTAATTCCAGAGGTGAAACAAAACATACAAAATCCAAGTTTAATGATTGAAGGTATGGCGTCGGAAGGTTGGATTCGAGGAGGTGTTCCATCTCGCGAACTAACAAGAGATAAGGATTTTTATACAACACATACTTCTGGACAATCTATGCCTTAAATTTATATACTATTTGTTAGTTTATATATTTAAAGACAACCATTTATTATATTTAATGTATAACACACAAATTAATGTTAAATATAATGAAATAGAAACTGAACTAACAAACAAGTTAAATAATGAGGAAACAACTGGATATAATTTAGAAGATGTTTCTGATATATGTAGCAAACTTTATAGAGATGAATTAATGACTGTTTTTGATGTTTATTATATATTTGATGACAGAATAGATAAGGGTATGAAAAATGTTTATAATATAATGATAAAAAATGAAAAATTTAATCAAATAACAGATGATTTGATAGACACTTATTATCAAAATAATATTCAAACTCAAGAACAGCAATTAGACCAATCAGAAAAATTAGAAAAATTAGAACAAGTAAGACATTTAGTATTGTTAATATTATTTAGTCAAGACATATTTTATATTATGCATAAATGTATTTGCCAGCAAATTGAACAATGTACAATTGATGATGATTTGTTAGTTACACTTAAACAAAAATGTATTGAAATAATATTAAGTTTAAATATTAAATAAAGTAATATTCTTTTATAATATTATATAAATGGCATCAACTCGTAATAAAAATACACCAGGAAATTATTGTTTAGATCAAAAACAAAATGTGGGTATTGAAACATGGCAATTATATAAAAATGGAGCAAATGGTCACGCATATAACACAAAACTGGCTGGAAATGGATTAAACCCTGGTCAAATGCCTTGGTCTTCTTTGTCGCATAATCCGGCGGATATTGAATCATTTTTATGGGGAATTAATTCAACAAACTTAGTTAGTCCAGCACCTTCATTAACACCAGAATTAACGTGTTTAGAAACCGCAAATTTAATTGAACGTAAACCTACAATTATGCCTATTCCTCAGGCTATTCCAAAATATCAACGACCTTTTCCAGCTCCATAATATTTAAGTTATTAAATTATTTAATAAATAATAAATATAAATATTTAATAAACAATTTAAAAATATATAAAAATAATAATTTATATATTTTATGAATACTTCAAATATACTACGTAATGATATTATAACTAGAAATCCATCTTGCGGATTAATTGTAATTGATAATTTTTATTGTAATGCGTTAGATACAAGAAATTATATTTTAACTCAAGAATTTTCAGTTAGAGGTAATTATCCTGGTCAAAGAACAATATCATATGCAAATGAACATTTAAAAGAAACAATTCAAAAATATGTAGAACCATTTGGAGGCAAAATAACAGATTTTCCAATACCAAACCAAGATGGATCAAATGCGGATAAAATATATAATGGATCATTTCAATATACAACAAGTCGAGATCGTTCGTGGGTTCATATTGATGGATTTAATAATTGGGCAGGGGTGTTATATTTGACGCCCGACGCACCATTATCGTCTGGTACATCATTCTATAAATTCGACGATGGAACCACGTGTAAAAGAGATATGGAATTATTAGAAAATAAAGAAGATATTGATAGATGTAGTCAAGATTTGACAAAATGGGAAAAAGTCGATCAAGTAGGAAATGTGTTTAATCGTTTAATATTATTTAACGCAAATAGATTTCATATGTCAATGGACTATTTTGGAGATACAAAAGAAAATGGAAGATTATTTCAAGTATTCTTTTTTTCAACAGAACGATAATAATCATTTACATAGTGAATAATCATCTATAAAAAAACTATTATCAAGGTTAGCAATTTCAACAATACCTTTTATAAAATTAAATCTATGATTATTTTCCAATTGTGTTATTTTTTTATCATAATCGCTTTTATTTCTAATAGGGTAGTGGTTTAATACAATATTTAGTTTATTATAATTTTCTTCGGACCAAATAAATACATCATCATTGTCATAAACATAATTAGTTTTTGTATTATAGTTATTGATTATTTTTCCAGATGTTGGCACTTTATGAATCCATAATTGTGTATCATCATCTGTCATTGAAGTTCTAAAAATTGATTTACCAAATTTAGACGCAAATTGTATTTCATTTGATAGTTTTGTAATAAGATCTAAATTAATTCGTTTAGTAGATTTTTCCAAAGAGAAGTGCTCACATATATTATTTTCTGAGTCAAGTGTTGGTTTAAATATGTTCCAATAAACATAAAAACAACCAATATTTTCATCAAGTGTGTCAATAAAACTAGAAAGAGTAAACCCATTTTTTCCATACATAAATTCATCTATATCAACTAATAAACACCATTCGGTAGAATTTGTAATAATATTGTAAAAATTGTCACATAATATCATTGAATGATAACTTGAATTAGCGTATATATTCAAATCACGATTATCTATAATTAATGTTATCATATTATTATACTTGCTATTTTTGATAAAAATATCTATTCCATCAGAACTATTATTTGATGTAATAAAAAAATGTTCAACTCCTTGATTTATATAATGTTTTAACCAATCATTTAAATTTTCGGTTTCGTTTTTAATCAATAGACACGCAGAAAGTTTATATTTTTTTATATTTATTTTATTTACAATATTTATACCAAATATAAGTTCTTTCCATTCTTCAGATCTTTTTGTCCAACAACAAGACAAAGCATATTCTTTACCGCATTTTATAATTTCTGTTTTTCTTTTAACTGTCAAATTATTAATAGCTTCTATTTCTTGCCCTTTTTCAAGTTGTATACCATAATTACCTACTGTATTTACAAGTCCAGCAACAGGATAATATAAACAAATAACACCAGACATTAACATTTCAAGTGCTGTTATACATGATGTTTCATTAAAATATGTTGGATATAACCAGTATTCAGATGATGCCATTTCTTCATACAATTGTTGACTATTTAATTTACCTAAATATTGAATACTATCATATGAATCAATAATTGTTTTAAATTTTAATTGTTCACTTGGAAATGTGCCATAAAATGATATCACTAATGTTGCATCAGGCAAGTTTTTCAAAATTTGCGGCCATAATTCTAATAAAATATTTAATCCTCTTTCTGGTCTGGAAGAATATATAAATTTATTTTTTATTTTTTTGTTAGTTATAATATTTGAAAAAATCGAACAATCTATACCATTATTTATTAATGTTATTTTATTTTTCAATATTGGATATTTTTCTATAAATTCATTTTTATGCCATTCTGTTAAACAAATACATTTATTAATATACTTATTCCATTTTTTTAATATTTGACTTTCATTGATAGTACAACCATAATAAAATAATGATGTATCGTGTGCCCAAATAAAAGATTGATAAAATGAACACTCTTTATACATTTCATAAAAACTGATATATCTTGATACAATAACAGTATGAAATGGAACCGAATTAATTAAATTTGTTAGTTCATCTAAATGTACAAATTGAATATTATCAGTTATTTCATTTTTAACGTGACCACTTATATAAATATTATAATCTTTTGGAAAACATTTACTTAAATAGGCAACTGCTTTTTCAGATCCACCTAACGCATTATTTTGCATATAAGTATAATTCCATTGAAAATCTAAAAATCCAGTATAAATAAGAATATTTTTTGAGTTTTTACATATTTCAGTTGAGTATTTTTGATTTTTCTCAATTACTTCTGTAATCGAAAAGATATCTACATTTATTCCTGCATTTTTATATTCTGATTTAAATAAAAAATCATATTTTTCTAAATTTACTCCGTTTTTATATAAAAAATATAAATATTCATTTGCTAAATGTATAAAATTTTCTTTTTGACAGCAAAAATGAACAAAAAATTGTAAATTATACAATAAGTTACCAATAAAAAAATCATCAGTTATTAAATATTTTTTTGTAAAAATAATTTCAAACATTCTTATAATTGTTTGTTGGGCTTCTAAAAATGTGTCTTTTACTTTATCAGCAACTATTATCATGTAATATGGTAAATAAAAGTTAGATTTATCATTTTCAATAAAAAGTTTACAATAATTGTTAGTTTGAAGATATTTATTTTCATAAAAGTCTTTGATTAAACAATAATAATTGTATGCAATTTTATTAAGACCTCTACAACAATATTCTTTAATTAACAAAAATACACATTCCATTCTTTCCAAATCATAATGAAACGATTCAACAAGATAATATAGCCCTTTTTCCTTTTCTCCAAGAATATTAAAAAGATTATATAAATTAAGACAAGAGATATATTTTTCTTGAGTCCAATTATTATTACAAAGTGTTATTTTATACCATTTTATTGAATCTTCAATTTTACCAGCATCTTTATAACTATTTGCACAATAAAATCCGTAACGCATATAAAGTGGATCGTTATTTGTTTTTGCTTCATAATAAGCTTCTTCTAAAATATTGGCATCATTCAAATACTTATTTGGATCATTATTTCTGCTACCACTTCTTCCTGATTCAACATAATAATTTCCTTCAATGAAAGACAGTTTTGGGTTTGGTTTCAAACAATTAATATATTCATGAATAACTGATTTAAATTCCCATTTTATTTTATTGTTTACTAATAATATTCTTTCATACGAAATTCCGTGTGAATTTCCGAAATATAAAAAGTAACCATCACTATCGACAATTTGTGGCATCATTATATCTCCATGTATTTCATCGTCAGCATCAAATACAAGCAATAAATCAGTTTTATTGTGAGCTTCATTTAAAGCAATATTTCTATTATAAGCAAAATTTATCCATTCAGTATTATGAAGTTCACCTGGGATATTTTTATCATAAAAAAAATCTTTTATTATTTGTTGAGTATTATCAGTTGAACCGGTATCACAAATAACCCAATATGAAAACTTAATTTTGTTACACAGTTTTTCAAGAGTATTTTTAATAATATGGGATTCATTTTTAACAATCATATTTAAACAAATTGTTGGAGGAATGTTACAAATATTTAATTCCATAATCAATATATTATTGGTAAAATATATATTTAAATTATAAATAAAGATAATTATATATTATATCAATTTGTATTAATTAATATTTAAATATAATATTTTGAATATGTCTATGAATAAAATATCATTTTCTATAACAATTAAATATAAAACAGAAGATAAAAAACCCTTTGTACTAACAAATGAAACAAAACAAATGAATAAAAATAAGGTTAATTCAATAATAATAAATAATAGTACAAATAATAAAAAATTGGCACCAAATGTATATAAGTTTTGTTAGTTTTATAATTTATTATCTATGTAAAACATTGTAAAATATTTATATATTTTGAATAATCTTGAAAATAATCATAAGAATTGATAGTGTCAATCTCCTTACAGTCTATTCGAAATACTTCTTTAAATTTCAAAGCTCCAATACCTCGGAAATTTATATTATAAAAATATTTAAAATCAATAAGTTTTGATTGATAATTTTTAAGTATATGATAAAGAACTTTCCAAACATCTCCCGTCCAATTTTCTCCGTATTTTAAAATTCCATTTTCATAATAATGTTTTATAGGTATTTTAAGTTGTTCATTATAGTTAAATGGCAAAATATCATCCATAAATATTGTTCCATTTGAAGATAATATTTGTATTGAATTATTTATATCACATAATACATATTCTGCTTGATGCATACCATCTATAAAAATAACATCGAATTTTTGTGTATTATCATATTGTTTAAAAAAATTATCAGATGTTTGTATATATAATTCTTGATCGTCTTTTGGAGTAAATTTAGGATCTGGATCAACTCCAACTTTATTAATAAAATGTGTTTCATTAAAACATTCACCATATTCAACACCAATTTCTAAATATTTATCATATGTATTTGTTAGTTTATTGATAATTTGAGACCTTTTATAAATATCTGTATTAAACACTGGTTTTTGTAAATTAATATTTATTATTCTATAATTTGGAACAGACAAATAAAGAAGTTTAAAATAATTTATAAGTTGATCAATTGGTGTGTCGATTAAAGTATAACATTTCATACGAGTAAAATTATAACGTTCAATTCTTTCTTGTAAATAGGAAAGAGAGCATTTATTTTCTAATAAAATAAAATCATTTTTTGAATTATTGTAAAGTTCAGTTATTTCATTAATGTTTGCTAATAAACTATCAAATCCAATTATACAAATTTGTAAATCATAATCATTATTAACTATTAAATTACAATACTTGTATTTATATGTTATTTGATCTCTTTCCCATATTTTTGTATGTTGATGTACGTATGTTTCATTTTCAAATGCATTATTTATTTTCATAAAATCATTTATTTTTAAAAAAGAAAAATAGTTTGGATAAATATAATTTGGTCCAATACGATTTATTTCAGAATTTCGAATAAGAGAAAAATTATTGTTTGAGTCATTCATATATTGTATATACCCAAGTTTATGTATTTTTGCTATATTGGTTGAAACCACAGTTCTAAGTAAAATTTCATAATCATCGCAAATAGGTAAATATTCACAATAACTTCCCATTTTTAAAAGAACATCTTTTCTCCATATTCTGGGATGATTAGGACAACATACGAGATGGCTCATAGTTATATTATTTATATTTGGTGTAATATAAACGAGACGCCAATTGTCTTCATATTTTTGTGAATAATATCCTCCATATCCCTTACAAATAAAATCTCCATACCACTGATTTGTGCCATTTTCATAAACACACGCACAATCATAATATATAAATCCAATATTTTCGTTCGTATTAAATAAATCAGCAGATTCTTGTAAAACATATGGCATCAACTCATCGTCATGATCCATTTCTACAAGATATTTACCACGACATAATCCTATTGTTTCATTTTTAACATTTCCTATGCTTCCATTATTATTTGAACGGCGGTAAAATCTTATGCGAGGGTCGTGCGAAAAATTTGTTCTCAAAAACTGAAAATTTAAATCGTCAGGCGAGTCATCAATAATAACCCATTCCCAATCAAGTAATGTTTGTTTTTGAAGACTATTGTAAACTCTTAATATTTTATTATAAGAGTTATATGAAGGTGTGAAAAGAGAAAATGTTGGTCTTGTATAAACACGATCACATCCACATATACGAATATATGTATTATTTATAAAATAATTAAAAAAATCAATATTCTTCGTAACATCATTATCCGTTGAAATATGTACGTGTCTTTCTAACATTTCTTTAGAAATGACAGTTAATAATTCTTTACAAAGCTCTTCATAATTATCTCCATATGTCAGTAATAATTGAAAATTAGAATTATGTAAGTTTTTGACATATTCTATAGAGTTGGCAATAAAAATTGAACAATCTAATAAAGATGAATTTTGAATAAAAAAATTATCAATACTATTAAATATTTCTTTGCGATAAAATATAACAAAAGGATATTTCATTATATTTTATAAGTGTTAAATGTTTAAATACTATTTATATTTTATTTTATTATTATTCTATAAATAATATTTTATATAATTTAATTAAAATTCTGGTGTATGTTTTTTAAATAGACAACCCTGTGCCATTAAATTTCTAATTTCACTAGTAACGATTTGGGGATTTTGATGATCGCAATTGGTAGTCCAAATTTTTACAATACAGAAATTTTTCTTCGGTGATACTGTTATTCCCGTTACACAATTAACAAATGTACTGTTGGCTCCAATAGTTTCTCCTACAAGAACATAAGTAATATCTCTCCAAACTTCGAATACATTTTTATTAGAAACTTTATATGAGAAACATCCGCCATTTCTATTTTTTGGGTCTTCCCACATAGGTGTTACACCTTCTCTCATTATAAATAACATACAATTTTTAATTAAATCAGCAGGTAACATTTCAGTGATACCAATTGTTTCTTCAATAGTTTTAAATTGACATATTTTTTTATAACTTTTAACGGTCCAATCAGGATCTTGAGGCAAATGTGCCCATAGATTCCATTTACATTTTAACTTGTTGAATGAAGAATTATTTGAGTTACTTGTGGTTTCCATTGTTAAACTTGTATGAAAGGGTTCCATTGTATATATATATTTCAATTTTTTTTAAGTGATTTTAAAATATATATAATAAAAAAATTATTTAATAATGTTTCGAAAAGTGAATGATGTAACTTTTTATTTTCTACAACTGTAAATTTCGTAATCATTTTCATTTATTTGTATACCTTGATATTGTGAAATATTAATTATTTTTACATTATTATCAACAATAGTGATATTATAACAGAATGTATGTTCATCAACTTGTAATTTAAGAATATATTTGATATAATATTTAAAAAAAACATTATCAAAACAATTAT